TTTTATTTAACAGCTCCTCGCCTATAATAGACGTTCTAATAACGCAAGCATCTTCTGGTTCTCCTAATGATTTACTAACGCCATATATTCCTGTTTCGCTATGTACGTCGGTTTCATTATAATTACCTTTTAATCCATCATATACACAATCCGTTGTTATATGAATAAATTTGTAGTTATACTGTTTAGATAGTTCTTGTAATTTATGTGGAAATAATGTATTAATTCTAATATATTTTCTATAATCTAATGTAGGACAGTTTTGTGGAATTATACCAGCACAATTAATAATTGTTTGAACGTCATTATATTCTTTTTGCAATAAACTATCTAATTTATTCCATAAATCATTCTCAATATCAAATTCTTTACGCGTTATAGTTATTACTATATATTTTTCTGATAATACTTTATATACATAATTACCTAACATCCCCGTAGAACCAAATAGAATTATTTTCATAGTATTTTATTATTAGTAATAAAATACTATTTAAATATATTATAATGATTAAATAATTATTTTAAAGATATTTAGTTTGTATATATAAAATATTATGTATAATCTTAATATTATTCCTGAAACTTATCAAACAATGGTTCCCTATCCTTTTATAATTTTGGAAGAGTTTCTAGAAAAAAATTTTGCTTTAAAAATTCAGCAAGAAATATTAAATATTAATACTGATGAGTGGGAACGCTATGATAATCCATTTGAAAAAAAGTATACTTTGCATAATAAAAACAAATTACCAGAAAATACTCAAGCATTATTTGATATTTTAACAAGTACAAATTTTCTACAAAAAATTTCTGATATAGTTGGCGAAGAATTAATAAATGACCCTACTAAAAATTGGTGGGGTATTCATAAATATGACAATGGAGACAAATTAGATATTCATAGTGATGCTGGTATTCATCCTGAAACCGGCGATAAAAAACATGTAACTTTAGGAATATATTTAAGTTTAAATTGGAATGATAGTAATGGAGGTCATTTAGAATTATGGGATGGAGATAGTGTTACAAATGATAATGCAAAATTAACAAAACAAATTATTAAAATACTACCATCATTTAACAAAATGATATTATTTAATAATACAAATAATGCCTGGCATGGAAATCCATATCCTATAAATTGCGACGAAAATAGTAAACGCATCTTTTTAACAATATCATACCTAAGTAAAAATCATAAAAAACCATATGATAATTATAGAAAAAAAGCGTTTTTTATAAAACACCCAGATGAAGAAGAGAACAAACAAAAAGATGCTATTCGTTTACTAAGAGCCAATGAAAATACATGTAAAACTATTTATAAATTTAAGTTATAAATTTGAATAATCATTTTGATATATACATTAGTTATATAAATAATGTATATAATTTATTTTCATAATAATAATAATATATATTTAAATATAAATTATTATTATTATTATTATATGACACTCACTAATAAGAAAATATTAATTTTTGGCGGAACAGGTTCATTGGGTTATGAAATAACAAAAAGATATATTAATAGTAATAATATTTATGCTTTTTCTAGAGATGAAAACAAGCATTGGCATATGAAATTAGATTTTTTAAATAATAAAAATTTGCATTTTATAATTGGAGATATAATTAATAAAGACAAAGTTAATAATGCAATTCAGCGCGTAAATCCTAATATAATAATTATAGCTGCTGCCATGAAACATGTAGATCAATGTGAGATTAATCAGGAACAGTGTTTAAATACAAATTTATTAGGTGTTAAAAATATTCTTGATACTATAGAAGAACACAAAGATTCTTTGTATCCAACATTAGAAACTGTATTATTTGTAAGCAGCGATAAAGCATGTAGTCCAATTAATACATATGGCATGTCTAAGGCCCTTTCCGAGCAACTTATTATTGAAAAAGCATATTATATTAATACTATAAAATTTGTAAATATTAGATATGGTAATGTATTAAATTCGCGCGGTAGTATTATACCGTTGTTGCATAATATAGGTAATGATATAAATAAGACAGAGTTCACATTAACACATAAAGAAATGACTAGATTTGTTATGACATTAGAACAAAGCGTTGATCTTATTGAGTATGCTATTATTAATGGAACTTCGGGAGATACTATTATACCAAAATTAATTTCAATGAATGTTATTGATTTAATTGAACTTTTTTCTGAAAAATATAATAAACCAATTAAAACTATTGCTATTAGACCCGGAGAAAAAATGTTAGAGTCACTAATTAATGAAACACAATCTTCACGTGTTGAAAAAAAAGGTGATTATTATCATATTAATTCAATATTTACTTATACTAAATCTATATTACCCGAAAACATGAAAGATTATAATAGTAAAATTAATCCATTAACAAAAGAAGAATTAAAAATTTATTTACAATCTTTTAATTTATTATAATTTACTTTATTTACTTATTTATATTTTAAAAATAATATATAAATATTAAAAATTATATATATTATTTATGACTAACTCCAATTCTAATTCTAATCACGGTCCTATTCCAAAAATTATTCATCAATTGTGGATTGGTCCAAAATCTCGACCTTCAAAATTTATGGATACTTGGAAGACTAAGCACCCCGACTATGAATATATAATGTGGAATGAAGAAGAAATTCGTAATCGAGGTCTGCATTTAGAATGTATATCAAAAATTAATGAAATAGAAGAAATTAATGGTAAAGCCGATATTATACGTTGGGAAATATTATATCATTATGGAGGATTATTTATTGATGCAGATTCTATTTGTATTGAACCTTTTAACTATTTACTAGACCAAAATAAACCATTTTGTGGTTATGAAAACGAAATTGCAAGACATGGTCTAGTTGCAACGGGGACTATGGCATTTCCAAAAAATCATCCATTGCCCAAACGGGCCATTGATTATATTAAAACTAATCAAGTTAGTAGAGCAAAAACTGGGAAAATGGCATGGAGAACTGTTGGACCTGAATTATTAACAAATCTTTTATTAACCAAGTTGTTTCCAGATGTAGTTATTTATCCAAGTTATTATTTTTTACCTAAACATCTTACTGGACTACAATATATGGGACATTCTATTGTTTATGCATACCAAGAATGGGGTTCAACAAAACAAAATTATGAAATTATGAATACTATTGAATTAGAAGATATTTATAAAGAACCTAAAACATGGATTTCTGTTTTAGTAAGTAGCTATAATACAAATCATAAATATGTTGTAGAATGTTTAGACTCAATAAAACAACAAAACGGACATTTTGGAATTGAATTAGTATGGATAAATGATGGTTCAAATGAACTAAGTACACAACTATTAGAAAAAACGCTTGATGAATTTAAAGCCAAAATGCGATTTACAAAAATAATTTATAATAAATGGCCTACAAATATGGGTATTAGTTATAGTTTAAATAAAGGCATTGAAATGTGTTCTAACGAAATTATTATTAAGGTCGATAGTGATGATATTTGTTTGGCCGATCGTTTTATTAAACAGTTAGAATTTATGAAAAATAATAAAGATTGTGCTATTGTTGGTTGTAATGCTCATTATTTAAAAGAATTAAACAATACTAAAGTTCTTCACGGACAAACTAATCATGCATATTTGTTAACATGGGAAGACTATAAAAAATCACCTAGTCATTTGTTTATAAATCATCCTTGTGTATGTTATAAAAAATCAGCAGTGCTAGCGGTAGGTAATTATAATCTAATAGCAGATAATGTATGTCATGATTTTGAACTTGAATTAAAACTACTAAAAAAATTTGGTAAGCTGTATAATATTCAAGAAAATTTAGTATATTATAGAATACATGGCGAGCAAGTGACTGCTAATAATAGTTGTAGTAAATCCGAAAGTGTAAATTATAGAAATAATTTAATATACCAACTATTGACTTCTTAAATCTGTAGTATATGTTATAAAAAAAATTGAATTAGCAATATAAAATTAGATATATAAAATTAGATATATATAATTTTATATTTAGACATGCTATTAGATATGCTTAAAAACTTCATTGAATATTTATTAGTTAGACTATTTCCACAAAATTATGAGTATAAAGTAATAGAGCGAATAAATTCGAGCGGTTCATTAGTTGAGTATGTTATATAATAGTAATAGACTTAAGGTGCAACTTTGTCTGCTGTAATGGGTTGAGTATTAAATATTTCTTCACTAGATTCAATTTTTTTTTTCTTATAAATGTTTACATGTTGTTTATCTAAAAACATATTAAATATAACTAATCCCAATAACCATAATATATATGGCATATAATACGCTATTTCTAAATCAAAAAATGCACTTATTAAATATCCTGAAATTATTAAAATAAATATTAGTATTAATGATATTGTTATATTTGATAACATCGCCATAGTTATGTTATATTATATTATAATATGTTATTTATTTTGTTTTATAACTAATACACTGTTTTCTTTTATTGGGCGATTTTCCAACAAAAACTCACATATATGATTACTATCTACTTCTGGATTATCTTTGAAGTAATCATCTAACATTTTTGTTAAATAGTCTTTATTTATTGGTGCTTTTACTTTCGTCTTTTTATATAATAATTTACCATTATTTATATCAACTCTATCTATTTCATTAGTTTCCATAATTTTAATCAATAATGTTGATATATTTTTCTTTCTTTCTTTCATTTCTTTTAACTGTTTTTGAATTGAAACAATATTTGAATTAATAGCAATCCATTCTTTAATTGAGTTTATTAATACTTGCTTTGTATCTCCCATATTTTTTAGTGAATTTTAATATAATAATAATACTATATTATTATATTATCTTTTTAAATATTATATTTTTTTTTATTATTATAAACTACTATTAATTAATGATTTATTAACACCATTAATAAGTTCTTCATTTAATGTGTTAGTAAGTGCTAGTCGAATTATTAATTCATCTTTATTTCCTGATGTTTTTTTAGAGTTTTTTTTAAGTTCGTCTTTTAACTCTTTAATTGTTTTCTTTTTTAGAGTAGCAATGCTATTTTTATCTAATGTTTTAATTATTTGTTCTTCATTATAAGTGTATTTTATATGATTATTGCAAAAAATACCATAATTTGTTACACAAGCATTTTTTCCACAATTGCCATTTTTCTTTGTTTTATATTCACATTCATAAAGTTGCATTGATAAATGTTGAGGACAATTTACACCATAAATTGCGTTATTATTATAATATTTAAAATATGGTAATAATTTAGGTGTTATTATTCTACAATATGGACATTTTATTTCATTGTACTTAATTTTTGTCTTATTAGAATACAAATTATATTTGGTTTTTTGTTGCACCACTTCATTATATAATTCATTAATATTAAATTTATGTTTACAATCTAATATAATATGATTATTATCTAGTGGTTCTCCACTTATTAAGCAACTATTATTTAAAGAAAAATCTCGATCTTTATCATCATAGTCTTGACACAAATAACTTTTAAATATATCCATTTATACAATTTACTATTATTAATATACATATTTATATATTTTTATATATTTTTATATATTTTTATACAATTAATTTAAAATTTTATATAATTATAATATTATAGTATAAAACTATATATAATGACCGTTTCTATTGAAATTTGGGGTCCAAATATATGGGGATTATTTCATGGATTATCTTGTAAAATTAGAGAAGACAGATTTTTATACCATAAAGAAAGACTTATTTTTGTTTTAAAGAGTGTATGTAATACATTACCTTGTCCTGAATGTTCAAAAGATGCAACAAACTTATTAAACAATTTTAATTTTAATAATATTAAAACTAAGGAAGACTTTAAACAATTTGTCTTTAATTTTCATAATATTGTTAATAAAAAACTAAATAAACCAAGCTATGAATATATAAATTTAGATAAATACAATCATGTTAATATAACTGCATTGTATAATAATTTAAATATTATATATTCAACCAAAACATCAAATCCTCATTTGATGGGGATTTCTCTTAATAAGAAAATTTTATTTCCAAAAATTATTTCTGCTCTGTTATTAATTAAACAAGATTTATTATAATACTTAATTGCTTAATTGCTTAATTAGTTAATTTCTTAATTACTTAATTAACCTAAATTTCCAATTGCCTCTCCGTTTTTATATACTTTGCATTTGAAATTTTGATTTCCTGGTTTACTACATTGAACATTATTACTTATAGCATCTGCAAAAAACATATATTGTTTACTATAATCAGAAGACATTAATAATGAATAATATAATATTGCAAATATTATACCAAGTAAAATACCTAATGTTATACCAAATAATCCAGTGCATTTATAAAGAAATTCTGTTACGGCATTTATCAATACTAATACTATAGAAAATACTAATAATCCCACATTATGTTGGTTGTTTATAAGCATTGGATAAATTAAATATGTTGCTGAAAATGACAAAACCGCACTGCTAAATGAAGGTGAATCATAATAATGCGGACCAATATTTTCATCATATGCTCTAACGCTAAATGGCGAGGGTAAAACATTGCAAAATGGATTTGCATTTGCTTGTTGTTTATTTTTTAAAACATGTTTTAATATATATACTATCGATGATATAATTACAATACCCATATTAAATATTAGTCCACTTACATAGTTGTTTTGCACTATTGAATATAAAGTAATAAAAAATACTAATAATAACGGCGAGCTAAATGATATATATTGTAATAAATTTGTTAAACTCATATGAATATTAAATAACTCCAACCGTGCTTTTGGTTTGGATTTTTGATCCTGATTTTGTTTTTCTCTAGATTTCTTTGCTTCATCTTCTGCTGCTTGAGCTGCTTGGGCTTCTTGGGCTGCTTGGGCTTCTTGGGCTGCTTTTGCTGCTGCTTCGGCTTCTTTGGCTGCTTCTTCGGCTTCTTTAGCTGCTTTTGCTGTTGCTTCGGCTTCTTTTGCTTGTGCTACTTCTTTTGCTGCTTTTGCTTCTTGGTTTGCTTTTTCATCTGCGCTTGGTTCGGTGGGTGTCACTTCCGATGAGCCAAACCACGTCCACGGCCACCAACCCATAGAATAATAAATAATATATAACAATATTATATATTTACATAATTATAAATATATAAATTATAAAATTGATATTATTAACATATAATAATTATTTTTATAATTATATAAAAATAGTTACTAATTATGGGAATTCCATATTATTTTAGTTATTTAATTCAAAAACATAGACAATGTGTATCAAAATTAGAGAGTTTAGACTATATACATAATTTATTTATAGATTCTAATTCTATTATATATGACTCCCTTAATCTTAATAATTATGTAAACAAACATGATTATGAAATTACAATTATTAAAAATGTAATAATTAAGATTGAAGAAATTATTTTAAGCATTAAACCACAAGAAAACATTTATATTGCATTTGATGGTGTTCCGCCTTTTGCTAAAATCAGTCAACAAAAAAATCGTAGATATAAGACTGCTTTCCAAAATAAAATATTGAAAAAAGACTGTATATGGGATAGTTGTGCTATAACACCTGGAACTGTTTTTATGACTAATCTAAATAACATGCTAAAAGATTATTTTAATACTAAACAATTTTATAATTTAAATAATAATGTAATAACTGTTAATTTAAGTTTATCAGATGAATGTGGGGAAGGAGAACACAAACTATTTGCTATTCTTAGAAACAATAGTAACTTGCACTCTAAAACAAATGTACTATATGGTATGGACTCAGATTTATTTATGTTATCGCTAAATCATCTAAAATATACACAAAATATATTTTTGTATAGAGAAACACCATTATTTATTAATTCATTAGATAAATCACTTGACCCAAATGAAAAATATATTATTAATATAAATCAATTAGCAAATATTATATATTTATTAATTACAAATACAAATAATTTAACAGTGGATCGTTCTACTAATTATTATAATAAAATAGAAGATTACATATTTATTTGTTTCTTATTGGGTAATGACTTTTTACCTCACTTTCCGGCAATTAATATCAGAATTAATGGTTTCACAATTTTACTTGAATTATATCAAAAATTATTTAAATCCAATGAATTTATTATAAATAAAGATTCAATAAATTGGCATTCTTTTAAAAAATACATAAAAAAAATTGCTGAAAATGAAGAACAATTTATTAAAGAAGTATATAATATTCGCGAAAAGCAGGGTAAAAAATATTATCCCGAAACAACTAGTGAAGAATTAGAGCATAAGTTTAATTCTATGCCATCATGGGATCTAAATATTGAACATTATATTAATCCACATGAAGAAGATTGGCAACATAGATATTATTACGGATTATGTAGTATTGATTCGAGAAATAAAGACTTTAATACTAATATTAAACTATTATGTATAAACTATTTAGAAACACTGCAATGGGTTAAGAATTATTATTCTGGCGATTGCAAGAATTGGAGTTTACACTATAAGTATCATTATCCACCATTGTTATGTGATTTATATCTATATATACCATACTTTAATAGTGAATTAACAATGTTAGAAGATTATAATGTTTTAAATACTAATGTATTATTAGCCTATGTTTTGCCAAAAAATAGTCTACATTTACTTCCTGAAAAAATTAAGGCCTATTTATTGACTAACTATGCAAAATATTATAGTGAAGACTATGACTTCTTATATGCATTTTGTAAATATTTTTATGAAGGTCATGTAATTTTTCCAGAAATAGAACATGTTAGTTTTAATAATGCTATTTTAAACTGCATACTTTAAGCACTTTATAAAAAATTGTTCTAATTGTGGAACATTAGAACCAATATGAATGTCGTCTGGAATAAACCAATGTTCTTTTGGACCACCTTTAAAAACTACAATTGCTGGTATGCCATTTACCATCTTCATTTTTTTTAATTTCATATACAATTCTAATGATTCATCAATATCAATTTCATAATATTGAATAGAATTTGGTTTTATTGCTAAAAATTTATTACAACAGTCTTTAATTACTTTACATGGTCCACACCAAGTTGCCGTGAATTTAATAACTATTAATTCTTTGTCTCCTAATAATGATTGCTTTTTTTTTAAATCTTCTTCACTTACTGTTTCAGGCATTTTTATAGTAATATAATATATTATACTTATATTATTTTTAATTATATAAGTATAATATAATTAAAAATATGCAAGCCCAGTTTCCTAAAAGTAATGGATTCTTTATATAAACAATCTAAACGCTTGTTAACTTCTTCGTCGGGCAAAAAAAAGAAAAAATCTCACATAAAACATGTAGCTGCTAAATTTAAACAATCCAATAAATTATATAAAAAAAAAGTTCTTATACTAGAAAAAAAGTCAAACCATTTACATCATAAAATATACAATCCAAATAACAATAAGTTAAGCAAAATGGTATGAAATTTGTTCATAAATTTTGCACATTTGTATTTTGAATTTTTGCAATTTTACAATTTTGAATTTTACAATTTTGAATTTTTAATTACAATCTTTAAAAATCCAAAAAATTACTGTTTTCAATTATCTTAGCATAATGCTTTGATTATTAAATTTGTAAATAGTCTGTTTTTTTTATCGTAACAATTTGCAAAATTTATTTTTCAGAATTTTTTTCATTTTTGGACATTTTAAAATGTCCATTTTTAAAATAAGAATGCTATTATATAAAATTATGTAATTTTATGCATTTTTTCAGTTTTATTAGCATAAAGGTTTAAAAATTCAAAAATCTATCAAAAAACAGTCAAACCATAATTATAAATTAATTTAAAAAAAGGATTTAGGCGCTTTTTTTGTTGTATAAATATACAACAAATGACAACCGAAAAAGCGCCAAAAAGCGCAAAAATTTTTGTTTGTGAAAATTGTAACTATAAATCGTGCAAAAAAAATGATTACCAGCGACATTTGTCCACAGCAAAACATAAAAATACAACATTTATACAACAAAATACAACAAAAAGCGCCGAAAATAAAGTTAGCGAGACAATTTTTAATTGTGTTTGCGGAAAATCATATCCATATAGGGGGTCATTACATAATCATCTTAAAAAATGTAAAACAATTATAGAAAACAGCGCAAAAAAGCGCACACTTGATAATTCGATTGAGTTTTGTGAAAGTTCAAATGCAAATATGACCTTATGTAATGATTTAATTTTTAGATTATTAAATGATAATAAAGAAATGCGAACAATCATTGTGAATCAACAAGATCACATGATTAAACAACAAGAACAAATAAAAGAATTAATACCAAAATTAGGAAATAATAATAACAATGTTCAAAATAATCGATTTAATATTAATGTATTTTTGAATGAACGATGTAAGGATGCTATTAATATGAGTGATTTTATTAAGTCAATACAGGTTAGTTTGCAACAATTAGACTATACAAAGCAAAATGGGATTGTAAATGGATTAAGTAATGTAATAATTGAAAATATGAGCAAACTAGATTTATATCAAAGACCAATTCATTGTACGGATATTAAACGAGAGTCATTATATATAAAAGACGACGATAATTGGGAAAAAGATATTAATAAAGAAAAAATAAAAAAGGTAATAAAAGATATATCAACCAAACAATTTTGTGCGTTAAGTAATTGGACAAAAGAGAACCCGGATTTTCAAAACAATGAATCAAAGCAAAGTTATTATACACATACATTAGTAGCAATTGCAAATAATAAAGAAACCAATGAAGATAAAATAATTAAAAAACTGTGTTCGAGTAGCTATATTAAAGAAGAATGATATGCTATTTTATAATATAGTAATATATTATAAAATGAAAAAAATTAGAACATTTAGAAAAAAGAGAACATTTAGAAAAAAGAGAACATTTAGAAAAAAGAGAACATTTAGAAAATATAGAGGACTGTATAATAAACACACTAATTTAACTCATAAAATAAAAGGAGGGGCGCGAATATTTCCGCAATTTAGAGAAAAGTTACAGAAGTTTTTTTCTCGTGGTAAAAAAATAGAACCTGGTACAGAAATAGAACCTGGTATAGAAATAGAACCAGGACTTATTATATCCGAACAGCTTTTTAGAAGGCTGGAGAGAGAAGCACTCAGGTATAATGATAGTTATGATATGCCTACATTAAGTAAATTATATCATCAAAACGAAACTAGCCTAGATAGACAGGGAATCAGACTTGAAAAGGAAATGGAATCAATTTTTCAGGACCCAACTATTTCAAGTGCAACAAAAGATGAGATTATAAGTACATACAAAACCGCTGTAGAACAAGCAAAAGAGCGCTGGAAAATTAATGGGGACTGGATGCAAGCAATGATTGATATAGCAAATGCCATGCGTGATGGATATAGAAAAGCAGGATTAGTACCAATAATAGTAAATACAAGAGAGTATGACGAATCGCCAACCAGTTCTTTATCAAGAAGTACATCACATCGTATTTCACCAAGACAATATCATGAGATAGAACCAGGACTTATTATATCCGAAGGACATTTTAGAAAGTTGGAGAACCAGGCACTCAGAGATGAGAATAGTTCAGTAAGTAATGTTTATCATTTTTACAGGGATAAACTAGATAGAAGGGGAATTGAACTAGAAGAGGAACTAGCGGAAGCATTTATTAAGGAACCAAGTATTTCAAGTGCAACAAAAGATGAGATAATAACTACATACAAAAGAGTTGTAGAGGAGGCAAAAGAACATTGGAAAATTACTGGGGACTGGCTGCAAGCAATGATTGATATAGCAAATGCCATGCGTAGTGCATATATATCTGCAGGATTAGTAAGAGTAGAAGTAAAGACAAGAGAGGTTGCCGAATCGCCAACCAGTTCTTCATCAAGAAGTAACTTAGCTACACCCCGAACTCCAAGACCCACTGGAATGAAGAAAAAAGCGAATGATTGGAGAGCTAAGTCTGCAATATTTGCGGCAGAAAATTATAAATATAAAGACCGATAGAGACTTCCAAATAGAGATCCAGTGTATAATAAATTAGAGTATTAAGTATTCAACTTAATTAATTCTTCTTCTTTTTGTATTTTTATGCCTTCTTCTTTTTGTTTTTTGTTTTATTTTTCCTAAAACGACGCTTAGATAATTTAGCGGCTCTGTTCATTGCTTCGTCTACAACAGCTTGATTTGTTTCAGATGGCCATTCTCCTATCATTTGTTGTCTATGTAATATATCTAAATTAGCTATAGCCTTTGCCCTGTTATCCTGCAACCTCGCACCCGAGAACGCCTCAATTGCCGGCCTAACCCTCACACGCCCCACTTGGTACTCAGCTTCCCTTGCCGCCGCGGCTGCCGCCCTAACTGCTGCCTCTGTCGCCCCCATCTCCGTCGCCGTCCTCGCCGCATTTGTCGTGGCCCTATTCTGTGCCTCGCCCCACACCTCCATTGCCTCTCTCAATATGCTATAAGCATGTTCAACTAACTCTTGTTGTGTTAAATCATGTAATTGTCCTGAACTCATTTATATATTAATATAATATATAATATTTGTAATAAATTATAATATTAAATATTATATTCTTCTTCTTTTTGTATTTTTATGCATTCTTCTTCTTGTTTTTGTTTTCGTTTTATTTTTCCTAAAACGACGCTTAGATATTTTAGCGGCCCTGTTCATTGCTTCGTCTACAGCAACTTCATTTGTTTCATATGGCCATTCTCCCAGCATTTGTTGTCTATGTATTATATCCAAATATGCTATAGCATGTGCCCTAAATAACACCGCTCTCGCTGGCGACCTCGTCTCTAACGCCCTCTGCGCGGCGTTCCTCGCAGCAATTGCCAACTCCTCTGCCCTCTGGGTCGGGTGTGGGGGGTCTTGCCTCTTCGGCACCTCTATCGGCCCCCACATCACCGTCATATTAGCCCTTCTCATTGCCTCGAATGCCTCAGTTACTATGTTGTCAGTATGGTCATATAACTCTTGTGGTGTTAATTCGGATAATTGATGCGAAGTCATTTTTTATATTAATATAATATTTAATATTTGTAATAAATTATAATATTAAATATTATAGTCTTCTTCTTTTTGTTTTTGTTTTATTTTTCTTAAAACGACGTTTCGATAATTTACCACCAGTGGGTTTGCGCGGTGGTCTTCTCATAGAAGTAATCCACTTTCCCAACATAGAATTCCTATGTTGTTCAACTGCTTTTGCAGGGGCATCAATTCTTGTTTGAATTGCTTCATTATTTATGTGGTCTGGCCATTGTCCCAGCATTTGTTGTCTATGTAATATATCAAAATGTGCTAAAGATTCGTCCCTAGGCGCACGATCCGTGGGAAAGTAATCCGTTAACAATGCTGACTGCTTTGCCAACCGCGCCCTAATTACCCTCCTCTCTTGCTGCCTCCACCCTCTTCGTAGCTGCCTCTATCTCTGTCGGCGTGGGCGGCGGCATTCACCTCTGCAAATCAGCCATGCTCATCCTCGCGAAGAATAAATTATCATCTGCCCTCCACGCTGAGTATATACCATGACCATTCAATTCGTCAGATGTTGATTCGGATAATTGCTATGAATTAATTTATATTATAATAAATTATAATAAATTATAATAATTAAATAAATAATAAAAAATAAATAATAATAAATAATTAATTATACTATTTAATTATAAAGTATTTTATAATTAAATAACATGGATTTAGACATTACTAATTATGATTATAATGATATATTAAAGTTATTTAACATAAGTAAACAATTCAATGAAGAAGATTTAAAGAATGCAAAAAAACAGGTATTAGCAAGTCATCCAGACAAATCGGGACTAGATAAGACTTATTTTTTATTTTTCTCGAGTGCTTATAAAATTTTGTTTGCTATTTATAATTTTAGAACGAAACATAGTTCATTAACAAATTTAAATAATTATAATGATAATTATAATGCAGATAAAGATGAAATAAACGAACAACTAATACATAAAATAATTAGCACAAAATCCAAAAGCGAATTTAATAGCTGGTTTAACGAACAATTTAATACTATGAAAATAGCAAATGATTATGAAAAAAACGGCTATGCACAATGGCTTAATAATGCAAATGATGAAGAAATAATAGTATGTAAAGATTTAAATACTATGAACAAAATAATGGAAGAAAAAAAACAACATCTTAGGAATTCAATGCTAGTTAAAAAACAAGAAATAAGTGAGTTTAACAATACTCATTATTGTGATTTAACAAATTCTAAGCCTGAAGATTATAGTTCAGGATTATTTAGTAAATTTCAATATGAAGATTTAAAGAAGGCGCATACAGAAAGTATAATACCAGTAACAAATGAAGACTATGTAAATAATTATAGTTCATATGAAGATATTAGAGTAAAACGAGCAAGTCAATCATTAGTTCCACTCCAAGAGAATGACGCTAAAAATTATTTAAATAAATCAAAAGAACATGAAAATGCATTATCATGTATGAGGGCATATAATTTAATTAAACAAGATGAAGTAAATAAGCAAAAAAATGAGAAATTTTGGTCTAATTTAAAACGATTAAACTAACTATTTATAAATATACAAAAATATATACAAAAATATATATATATATATAAAAATATATATAAATATTTATATATGACTGATACATTAATAGCAATATTAATATTGTTATTGATTATAACAAGTGTACTATTATTTAATTCAGTTAATAAACTAAGTGAAAATTACAGTAATATTAATGTAAATTTGAACCCTACTAATTATAATTCTACAAAGTGTAAACAAAAAAATGATGAAGTACAATATCCAATAGCATACAATGATTATTGTAATATGGAAAATAATTTGGATACATTTTTAACACCATCAAAATATAATGTAAAGAAAGTAAAACAACCAGCATTATCATTGCATACATTACCTCAATTATATTCATCACAAAAATTATTAGCCTATAATGAGTATTGCGATATATCTCAAAGTTCAATAACCAATATAATACCTTATGCTTACAATGAATTTTGTATGTCACAAACAAGTTCAAATTCTCCATTAGAAACATATAGTAATACATATGTTTCTCCTCCGCAAACTATTTCTCCTATGCCATTACAAGAACAAGATAACTATCGCGGACAATATTTGAATCAATTAATAGACGCTATAACATTAAGAACACCACCAACAACAATAGTTCCAACAACAACAACACCAACAGTTCCAACAACAACAACAACACCAACAGTTCCAACAACAACAACAGCTCCAACAACACCAAACAATAATGTAACACAAGTGCATAATATTACAACTAGACCAGCAGGATATGGTACTATAAAAGGTTACTATTCAACAACAACTTCTACACATTTATTGGATAATCCACTTACAATATATTACGAACAAATGAATATAAACTATGCACCCAACACATGGCAAATAAAACATATTCCACTTGAAACTGAATTACCAGATTATGGAACCTGGTGGAATTGGACTAATGAACTTGAAAACATTAATAAGGTAATTGATTTTTTAGGAACTACATTAGGTAAATTTGAAACTCATATTATAGCAGCAACACCAAAAATAAATCCACTAATATGGGTAAGAAAAATGAATAAATCACGTTCCACACAATATGAAATTAATGATAATAATTTTTATAATGCTAATATTTTTTATAATGCGTTATTAATAAAAATTAATGCAAATGCTAATAATCCTGATGCACAGATTACTTTTACAAATGAAGAGTGGCTAAGTTTTAATATTAATAATATTAATGCATTACACTACATAAAAGTAGGAACAAAACAATATAAGGCATTTTCGCCGGGTTCTGATAGAGTTAATAGAGAAGCATTAACAATAATAAATAGAGATATTAATACAGACCCCCCAATAATTGGAGCAATTGGAACTCCAGAGGATTATATAGCACTACTAAATGGAGAACAAGATACGCGAAACATTAATGACAATTTAAAGGTTGAAGAATGTGGTGGTGTATGTTTATTGTATAAAACAAAAAGTAATAGAAAACGTATATATATTATGTTTGATCTTGGACTTACTCTATATAGAAATATTAATAACAGTGCAAATGATAATGAAAAAAAGAATTGGTTAAGAAAAGAAATATACGCAGTTTTATCTCACGAATATTGTCATGTTATGCAATTACAAATAGTTGATCCAACATTTCCACCACGATGGGGAGGTGACATTCTTGGTTTTGGTGAAAATGCTCCACACTCAATATCTAGATGGTGGTTAGAGTGTTTTGCATACTTATTGCCTGATTTTATGAGTTTAGGGTTTAATAATTTTAATATTCAAACTGAAATAATACGAGCAATTGATGATATAAAAACTCAAACACAAATAACTGCAAATGAATTTTCAGATAGACTCATGTATGTTAGACAATATGGCTATGTATCAAAACGTCACTGGGGATATTTAGTAGCAGCATATATGGCAAAACTAAAAACATGGAAATATGTATTAGTAGATTTTTACTATGATTTTCAACGTGTTCCATCAAACACACCAGTAACTCGTAATGGAACAATAACTTATGTTCCCGATTTAGACAAGTTATTTTTACATAATTTTGATAAAACAGAAGAAGCATTTTTGCAAGATATATATGCTAAGGTAAAAAACAACACAATTACTATTGATTATTTGAGCGATGTGTTACCCGGCGGGAGTAACTTTGGTATACAAGGATTAGATCAATTTAATCAATCAAATCTAATTAATTAAAATATAATTAAATTAAAATATAATTTAATTAAAATCTAATTTAACCAATACAATCAAATTTAAATAGTATTTTACATAAAATTTTATAAATAGTATAATATAAAATTTTATAAAATATATAATATATAAGTATAAAATGAACTATAATTTTAATAATTTAGTAATAAGCATATTAATATTGGCTGCTGCCGGATATATTTATAATAAATTTAAAATAAATGTTGACTCAAATTCACAACAAGAAGATTTGAATATTATAAAAAAGTATTTATTAGAAGATGATATTGATAATACAATAGATGCATTAAGTTCTGTAAAAAAACCAATATTATGGATACATATAGATTATATTAAAAATAGTAGAAAATGGGAATCATTTGGTTCTAGAAATAGCAATGAATTAAATCAAGACTACTTATATTTAACAATAAGAACAATAATTAATAAATGTTCTGATTATTTTCACATTGTTATTATTGATGATGATTCATTCTGTAAATTGCTAGAACATAATTGCATTGATTTAAATCAAGTAGCCTATCCAATAAGAGACAATTTACGTAGTCTTAATATTATGAAATTATTATATAAATATGGTGGAATGTATATAGAAAATTCATTTATATTATTCAAATCTTTGGAAAAAATATATGAAAAAGTATTAAGTTCTAATAAAATTGTAACAGCGCAATTTAAAAATAATGGTGCAAATGCTTATAATGTTGACTATATGCCTTCTATAAAGTTAATTGGTTGTGTTAAAGAATGCCCTACTATGAAACGATTAATTAAGCATATGGAAATGATTTATGGAACAAATTTTACAAGTTCTGCCGAATTTGAAGATGAAGTTAGCAAATGGTTATTAAAATGTGGAGAAAATGATGAAATAAATATTATAGATGGAAAATATATAGGAACAAAAGATATAAACAATACTATGATTAATTTAGAAGAAATTATGAGTTCCACTTTTTTAGAACTACATGCTAATGCATATGCTTTATATATACCATCAAACGAGTTATTAAAGCGCTCAAAATATAATTGGTTTTGTAAATTATCCTCTAAGCAAGTATTAGAGGCAAATACAATTTTATCAAAATACTTATTACTTTCAAATGAAACATATTAATACCACACTATTTATAACAGTGTTTGCAAAAGTGCTTTATTTTCTTGAGAAATAATTTTAGGAAATATAATATTAAATTTAATAATTAAATTACCAACATATGAATCGCGAATAAAACCTAAATTTGGTATAATTTTTTCATATTTAAAGTCTATGATTTCATTGCTAACAATATTATAATGTTTATTATTAATGTGAGCAAGACTAAAAGTAAATCCACAAAGTGCTTCTTTAAGAGTTATTGTTTTTAAAAAACAAAGATCTAGTCCATTTCTCTCAAAATATTCATGTTTAGTTAATACTATTATTATTTTAATATTGCTATAATTGGTTGTAGCATTATTAATATATATATTACCTTTGTTTTGTAATATAATCATTTCATTGGTATCAATGCCTTTAGTAATAACTATATATAATGTTTCCATTTCATGACTAATAACATTATTTATAATGAGTTTTCGTTCAATTGTTACCGGTTTGGATGCACCATTATATGCATCACAATAGTTAATATTTAAAGTAATTGTTATATCTTCATAATTATTAATATTGTTATTAATGTTGTTATTGTTATTATTGTTATTATTATTGTTGTTATTATTGGTTAATCCATATCCGTTTGCAAAACCACGATCATTGATTAAGTCACGACCATTGACCAAGTCATGACTATTTACTAATCTATGACTATTGTTATTTTGAAGTGTCATTGATTGTTGAAATTGCATATTTTGGAGACAAATTTGAATAGTGCTAAAATTAGTAGTTAATTTTACATAAGCTTCATTAACTTTATTAAATAGTTCAGGATTAGTCTGATTATTCTTATCGGGGTGATATTTAATAGATAATAATCTGTATGCTTTTTTAATATCCTGTAAACTAGCATTATTAGACAAATTCAAAATTGTAAAATATTGTTCGTAATCATTCATAGAAGTAGTTTTAATTAATAGTTATAATTAATAGTACAAATTATTACTTAAATTATATTAACTAATAAACTATAATAAACTATAACAATAATGAATGATTTGTTAATCAATAAATATAAACCAAAAAAAATACAAGACTGTTATTTTGATACTAATACAATGAAAATATTAGAAAATTTTATTTCTAACAACAATTATAATTTTATTCTTCATGGAGACTCTGGATGTGGAAAATCTAGTGTTATTAATATAATTATAAATAATTATTACAACTATAATACTTTTTTAATAAATTCTAATGTGTGTTATATTACAATATTAAAAGATCAAGGTATTAATTTTTATAAAAATGATATCAAACTATTTATAAACAATTATACAAACAATGGCTACAAAAAATTTATAGTAATAGAAGATGTTGAATTATTTTCAGAAGCAAATCAGTTAAACTTTATTGAATTAATAAAAAATTACAAATCTAACATATATTTTTTATTATCGACATCAAATGTATTAAAAATCAATTTAATATTATACGAAATGTTAGACATTATTGAATTTAAAAAAATAGATGATCTATTTTTAAATGCCATTTTAAATAATATTTTAAATAGTGAAAATTTAGTAATAGATGAACCTATTAAAAAATATATAATTAATTTGTCAAATAATTCAATAAATAATTTAATAAATAATATTGAAAAATTAAAATTATTATACACTAACTTTAATAGTTTAGAAGATTTAATACATTTAGATATTGTATCAGATATTATAATTAATGATTTTGATATATTAATATACCAATGCATAAATTGTACGTTAAAAGATGCATTAGACTACATTTTAAACTTAATAGCTAAAGGGTATTCAATTATAGATATTTTAGAAAATTTTTTATATTACATTAAACATACAAAAACAAATATTTCTGAAGAAAACAAATTTTTAATTATTAAAAATATTATTAAATATATTAATAATTATTTTACAATTGAAGAAGACACAATAGAAATTATCTTTTTTGTCAACAATTTGTATAAAATATTACATGTTACTTAAAGCATTTTCTCTTTAAGAACTAATTCTGCGTGTTTCAATTTTAACAGAAGTTAAATATATAGAATTTTCAGTGCATATTATATATGTTTCATCCATCTTATATATTTTGACTATTGGACTAGTATATTCTTCTGCATTTTTAACTAATAACTTTTCTTTGTTTTCTTTTACACCAATCAATACTTTTTTTTCAAGAGAGTCTAACCAATAGTCTAACATAATAGGTTTGTCTTCTGTTATAGCAATTTTAGCAATTTGGTTCCAAATGGACGCTGGTGGCATAACTAACTGTTTATCACTTTCACTAGTCATTTTATATTAATGTTATATTTATAAACTTTAAATTCTTTTTTTGGTATTATTTATAATTATTTAATTATTTAATTAGTTATTTAATTAATTAAATAATAAACTAATTAAATAAAAAATCAAATTATATTGATTTAATTATAATAAATTAACTATACTAAATTA